AAACTCTCTCCATCTTATAATGAAAATACATTCGCGGCCGAGTATCTTGGAGTATGGCTCGGCGGCAGCGAAGAGTCTTGGTTTGACTATTCAAAATTAACCAAATATAGAAAAATAAAAAATCCTGAATGGAAGCAAAAATTTGTAGGGGATAAAAACGTTTTCTACTTAATTTCAGTAGACGTGGGTAGACTACACGATCAAACCGTAGCCACCATATTCCGGATTAATATACGCGATAATAAATACTATGCAACGCTTGTTAATTTATTTGTCCTTGGCCGCCGAGCTGAAAGTAAAACTTTCACATAGCAAGCAATCGACTTAAAAAAGCTAATGCAAATCTACCAACCAAAAGAGGTAGTAATTGACTGTAATGGCTTAGGCGTAGGTCTTGCTGATGAAATGATTCGGTCACAAATGGATGAGTATGGTAACGAACTGCCGGCTTTTGGCTTTTTTAATAATGATGACTATAAAAAAGTCTAGCCGAAAGACGCACCATAGCTTCTCTATTCTTTAAAGGCTAACGGGCCTCTAAAATCAAAAATTCATGGTAACGTATATTCAAGAATCAATAGTGGTATGGTTCGTTTTCTCATTACAGAACAAGAGGCGCGAGCCTCTTTGCTGGCTACTAAGAGTGGTCAGAAAATGAAGACGGAAGAGCGTGTAAAACGTCTTATGCCCCATGAACTAACTACTAAATTATTTGAAGAAATGGCTAATTTGCGACTAAAGAAAAGTGGAATGGACATTGTTCTTGAGCAAATTAATTCTCGTTTTCCAGACGATAAATATTCTTCTTTTGCTTACGGGCTTTGGAGAATAAAAGAATTGGAAGAAGAGCATTATAAGAAAGTAGTTCGTAGAAACTTTGGATAGCCACGACAGCTTATTTTCTTCACTGGAGGGCAAACTTAATGGGAGAATCAATTGAAAGAAACATTGATTTATCTACTTTTAAAAAGAACTTTGATGAAATGGTTATTAAAAGTGAGAAAAATTGGAAAGATTCTCTAGGCTTTTCTTACCGTAATCGTAAACTCAAAGAGTATTCTAGGGAAGAAGTAGAGTCAATTATAAATAGTGGTTCTCTGTCTGCATAGCAAGCACTTTCACGCAACTACTTTTATAAAGATAGTATTTATAGACGCATTATTATTTATTATGCTACTATTTTAAAATATATAGGAATTTTAATACCTAATCCAAGTGCGGGTAACTCTCTCTCCACCCCCTATATACTTAAAAGATATAATGCGGCCTTGGACTATCTTGATAAAATTGGAGTGCCAGAGCTTTTAACAAAAATTTCTCTGCGCGCGTTGATAGATGGTTGCTATTACGGTATTCTTCAAAACGTAAGCAAAACTGAATTCGTTTTATTAGATTTACCGGCCGAATATTGCCGTTCTAATTTTAGAGACTTTCATGGGAATGATATTATTGAATTTAATGTTTTATATTTTAATTCAATAATAGATGAAGATGTAAGAAAATAGGCTTTAAAGGTTTATCCAAAACAGATAAGTGACCACTATCGCAGATATATAAAGAATTAGGTAAAGACGCCTTGGGCGCGAATTTCAACTGACATAGGTTTATGTTTTTCTTTCTCTGATGATAATTGTCCTTTCTTTTTAGATTTAATTACTGCTACTATTGATTATGATGATGCAGTAGAAACTAATAAAGAACGTGACTTAGAGGAGATAAGAAAAATTATCGTACAAAAAATACCTCATTTATCTGATGGTATGTTATTATTCGAGCCACCAGAAGCCGAAGTGATGCATGCGGGCGCAGTTGGTATGATGAAAGGCAATAAAAACATTAGTGTTTTGACTACTTATGCTGATGTTGATTCTGTTGTTTCTAATACTGCTTCTGAAGCATCTACGAATGCACTAGAAAAGAGTTTACAAAATGTATATGCTAATGCCGGAGTTAGCGGCCAGTTATTTGCACCGACTGGTAGCTAGGCTTTGATGCTTTCCATTAAGAATGATATTTCGTTTATGATGATATTAGGAAATAAATATTCACGCTTTTTAACTTTCATTGTAAATAGTCTTTTCTCGAATTCTAATATCTCTTTCAAATATACAATATTACCTGTTTCTTATTATGATAGTAGTGATTATATTGTAGATTCCTTTAAGCTCGCGCAAAGCGGATATAGCTTTTTGCTGCCCGCACTTGCGCTTGGCATCACCCAAAAAGACTTAATTAATCTAAAGGATTTAGAAAATGATGCTTTAGATTTAATGAAAAAGTTAGAGCCACTTGCATCTGCTTATACATAGAGTGCTGGTACTGGCAAAGTTGGTAGACCAGAACTCCCATTAGATCAGAAGTCCGAAAAGACTATTTAGAACGAACAATCATTAGATAATAATGGAGGCTCAAATGGATAAGACTTTATTTGAATTCCCCGTATAGGTTTACGGCGAATTAGAAAAGTATAATGAAGTTTTGAGCAAGGCCAGATGTAAAATCTTTTATAAGTACGCAAATAGAAACCGTACTTATATTACAGATGAATTCGCTGATAAATTATTAAGTTCACTTCCTTATGCGCCCGTTAAAGGTATATATGATGAAAATGATTATACCGATCATGGAATCGCAAGAAGTGAAGGGCGCATTTATGGTATAGTTCCAGAAAATCCAAACATTTCTTGGGAAACATTTATGGATGAAGATGGAGTTACAAGAACTTATGCTTGCGCGGACGTATTAATTTTTACGGCTTTATATGAAGAAGCAAAAAGTATTGTTGGAAAAAGCCAATCTATGGAATTATACCAGCCTTCGCTAAAATATCATGAAGCAATTATTGAAAATAAGCGTTATATTGTTTTCGATGATGGATGCTTTTTAGGATTATAGGTATTAGGCGATAATGTGGAACCTTGTTTTGAAGGGGCTTCATTCTATACATTATAGACTACTATTGAGTATGCTATAAAAAAGATTAAAGAATATGGAGGTACAGAGATGCCTAAAAGAATTAACTTTAAACTCTCTGACGATGAAAAATTTAATGCTCTTTGGGCTTTATTAAATCCGGAGTTTAATGAAGAAGGTAATTGGACTGTTAGTTATGGAATCTCTGCCGTTTATGATGAATATGCACTTTGCGTAAATTATGAGTCTGGTGAAATGAATCGTGTCTATTATTCAAAGAATGATGAGAAAGATATGGTTGAGCTAGGTGAAATCGTAAAGTGTTATATTGTTGATGTAACCGAAAATGAAAAGGCTACTCTGGATACGCTACGCGTACTAAATGGCGATACTTATGAATTAGTAAGTGAAGTTTTAGAGCAGGCTGAATCTAACGCTGATAAAGTTTCAGAATTTTCTACCAAAATTGAAGAGTTAGAGCAAAGTGTTGCTACTTTAACTACAGAAAGAGATAATGCTAATTCGCAAGCTACTGAGTATAGTAACTCTTTAACTCAAGCGAATGAAACAATTACTTCTTTACAAGAAGAAAATGCTTCTTTAACAGAATACAAGAATTAGATTGAAAATGAGAAAAAGACTGCCGTTATTGATGAATATTCGGAGCTATTACCTGAGGAAATTTTAAAGGATTATACCGATAAAATGTCTGAGTATAGTATTGAAGATTTGGATATGCGTCTGGCCTATGAACTCAAGAAAAATAATTCTGCTGTATTTACGAAAACACCTGAGGAAGGCTTTGTACCAAAAGAAACTCGGGTTGACGGTTTAACTGCTATTTTATCAAAATATAAAAAGTAATTAGGAGGCTATTTAATTATGGCTAGAATGGTAATTGATGGTTTCGGCCAAGTTGAGCTAAATAATGTTGCATTCCGCCGTGACGGCCGCATTGAGGCTCAGTGCGCTCTTGATACTGCTGCTTTTACTGAGAATGTTCCTTGTGAGAACGGTATGATTCTTCGCGTTAAGAAAGCAGAGCACAAGATCACTTTCGCGGACGCTTCTGCCGAAAACCAACTCTATGCTCTAAACTATAGTACTGAGCATATGTATGATGAACGCAGACCTGGTCTGAAGAACTTCAGTCTGTCTGCTCAAAAGAATGCTAAGGGTCAAGATTTCTATCCTCGTGTTGGTTATCTTGCGGCTGGTGACCTTTGGACTACTAACTGTGTTGACCTTGGTAGTTATGCTGATGCATCTGCTGTTGCTTCTGCTCTTGCAAGTGGTGAAGTTTTCGCAGCTGTTGGTACTGAGGGTGCTGTTGTTCTTGGTAGTGCTGCTCCAAGTGTTGGCCCTGTAATTCAAGTTATTAAGAAAACTACAATGCCTGATGGAACGGATGCTTTCCAACTTCAGGTACTATCTGTTTGATTTAGGAGGGTAAATAACATGACTATTAATGAATTAAGAGACCTTGCCCTTCATGCTGTTCGTGGCACTGCTCCTGCTGAATTTACTATTGATAATGTAAATGATGCTTTTGCTGATGGCTTAAAGGAGTTTGCTGGTACTTATAACCAGTTCATGAAGAATCGTTATGATCTTTATGATATTATTATTGAGTCTATTGACG